AATCGCTGGGCGCAGGCGCGGGTGATTTCGTCGAGTCCGCCGGCTGCGCCGATCCCCAAAAAGGGATCGCCTCCATAATCATCGCCGACAGCTTGACCGCGTCGTCGGCGCGCAGGTCGTGGATCTGGGCGATCGTGATCTCGGGGTGATGCTCGCGCAGGCAGATGAGCGCGGCATAGGCCCGGCCCGCCATCGTGTCGATGTGGTTGGTGCCGATGAGGGGGCCGATGGTCTTCTCGAACTCGATCAGGTCCGTCACGCGCGGGGAGGACCAGGTGAGGGTTCGGCCCATCATCTCGATGGTGCCTTCCGCCATGGTGTGCCTTTCTGGAGGGTCCACCCCTCCGTAGGGGTACGTCGTAGGGGCACGGCATGCCATGCCCCTACGTGATGCCGAGGCAGCCGGGTGCACCCTGGAGCTCGAGATCCCACAGGACGTCATCGCCGCCCGCCTGGAAGGGCATGGTCATGCCGCCGACGACCGCGAGATCGGTGAAGGTCAAGGTCACCGTGGTGACGCCATCGGTGTAGACGATGTCCACATCGACGTCCCGCGCGGGATCATCGGCGAGGATGTCATACGCGAGATATGTCCCGAGAGAGACGCGCAGCGACACCTCTTCCGTCCCGAGGCTGAATCCGCCGGGGAACCGGGCTTCGGTAGGCGTTTTCGCGTCGAGGTTGGCGTTGACGCGGACGTTGTTGTTGATGACGGCCTCGAAGGAGCGGCAGTCATAGGGATTATCGCCGATGGTGACGGCGCCGTGATACCAGTCGAGGAGGGTGCCGACGGCGGGCTCCTCGGCGCCGGCGGTGCCCTTGGTGACCATGAGCGCGGCGATATCGAAGCGGGCGCGGAGAGCATCCTCGGGAGATCCCGAGAGGCTGAGGGAACGGATCAGCGCGTTCTCGAGCAGCCAGTCGTGGGCATCGGTGCCGACGTGGGCCATGATGGCGGTGAGTGCGCCGGCGGGATAGGAGGCGCGGAGGGCATACTGGATCAGCGGCTTGGTGGCGGAGGTGACGAGCACCTCGGGGGCGACGGCGGGGAGGATGACGCCGGCCGACCACGCGGCCTGGGCGCCGATGCCGAGGCGGCGGGAGTCGGGGGAGGCGATGGGCATGGAGCCGCCGACGACGAGGCCGCCGGAGTTGTAGCTGGGCTCGGCGAGCTGCTCATCCCACTTGAATGCTTGGACGAAGCCGGTCTCGGCCATCAGGAATCTCCTCGGTTGCGGGATTTGCTGAGCGATGCTTCGATGCAGGCGCCGCCGAAGAGGCGGTTGGCGCCGCTGAGGGTCGGGGTGAAGTCGGCGCGGTCCACGGCGAGCTTCGCCGTGCCCGAGACGACCTCGGATTCGAGCACCTTGACGATGAGATCGACGTAGGTATCGACGGAACGGGAGAGCGTCTGCGGGTTCGGGGCGCTGAGGAGGATGTAGACGAGGATGGAGTTGCCGCGCTTGCCGCCGCCGCCGAGGCCGGCCTCCTGGTCGAGATCGGGGATGTCCACGGCGATCGTTGGGGTCTGGGTGGTGGGCGTGAAGTCGGGATCGCCGTAGAGGTACTGCCGCGGATGATCGAGGCTCTGCGCGGTGAGCAGCGCGGGGAGGTGTGACTCGAGCTCGGCGAGGATGAGGTCGATGAGGGTTGGGGTGGAGGTGGCCATTACTCACGCCCCTCCTGCCGGAGATGATCGGCGAGGAAGCGCATCCAGCGGTGGCGCTGATTGCGGGAGAGGTTGACGGGCTTGCGGGCGGGCATCCCGCGCGTGGTGCCGGTCTGGTGGAGTGCGCCGAGATCCCAGCGGCGGCCCTTGCCGACGATGATGGAGCCGCCGACCTCGAGGCGGAGGGGATCGACCTTGCGGATGGATCCGGCGCCGCCGGTGAGGGATGTCTCGAGCTTGCCCGACGCGGTGAGGATCCTCGCGCCGGGATACTTCCGCGCCTTCCACTCGGCATAGGCGGCGGACAGGGGAGCCCAGCGCGGGTTGCCTTCACCGCCGCCCTCGCTGCCGAACTGGCGCGCCTCGGTCTCCTCGAAATCATCGGCGATCTTCTCGAAGGCGGGGGAGAGATCCGATGTGGCCCGGATGCGGCCCTGGATGGCGCGGTCGAGCTGCATCTGGCCGAGGACGGAGACGGTGAAGGAGACGCGGGCGTTGGTGGTGGCGCCGGCGGTCATCAGAACTTGTCCTCCATAGAGAAGGTGGGCTCCATCTCCACGTCCTGGAGAGGATCCTCTACGATCGTGCGCATCGTCATCGCCGGGGCGCCGGGGTTGAGGGAGGAGACGGCGCCGGTCTCGCCGGCGTCGGAGAGGGTGGCGTCGCCGCTGGCGAGCTTGTCGAGCAGCTTCTCGGCGCGGGTCCAGTCCTCGGGGATGGCGGCGTCGCCGGAGCGGCCGGTGAAGCAGACGCCCCAGACGCGGATAGCGACGAGGCGGGCGGCGATCGGGGTGATGACGGCGAGGGAACCGGCGCCGGTGATGGGGGTGGAGTAGATGCCGGCGAGGCGGGCATCGATCTCGGCATCGACATCCGCGAGGAAGTCCGTCGCCTGGGTGGCGGTGGGGATGGGGGACGTGGCGTCGTGATCCCAGATGGTGGTTGGGATAAGTGCTTGGACGTCATCGAGGGTGCAGTATGCCATGTCGCTTTCACTCGTGTGCCCGGGCAGAGGGCGCCGGGGAGGAACCCTCCGCCCGAGCGGGAGGTCTAGCCTTCCACTTCACACCGCAGCGCGGGCTCGTTGAGGATGCGGTCGAAGCGCTCCGCACCGATCTCGGCCTCGTTCACAATGACGGGCATGGTCGCGGTGAAATGGAGGCCGGCGCGATTGAATCGGGCGCGGCGGGAGCGGACGCTCATCGTCCGGCCGGCGGCCTTGGCCGCCTTCGCCGCCGGTTTCGTCGGTCTGACTTTTCTCGTGCGACCCGCCATGATGCTCTCTCCTCGATCAGGTTGGGAGGGGGCGGGGGTCCGCCCCCTCCTCCCTCATTCAATTATGCGATCGGCGGATTGGGAATCCGCCCTACCATCAGGCCTGGAGCAGGCAGCGGTAGGTGATGACGAGCACGATCTCGCCTTCGATGAAGGCGGTCGTACTCGCGGCGACGACGGAGAGGGTGTCGGTCGCGGCGAAGGCGTTGGCGCCGGAGACGGCGGAGCCGGCGACGACCTTGCCGAGGGTATCGAGCCCGGCGGTGGTGAGGGCGACGGCGCCCCCGGTGACGGGCGTGGCGCCGATCTCCAGGTGGAGGGTCGAGAGCTTGGACGCGGTCGAGGCGACCACCTTGGCGTAGGCGTTGACGGAGATGATCTCTCCGACGAAATCCAATGGGAGGTCGGTGACGATGTCGCCGTCGGCGATGGTGGGGAGGTTGATGGGGACGGCGATCATCCCGTAGGCGTAGCTCGCCCCGTCGGGGACGTTCTGTGCGAGCTTGAGCTGGACGCGGACGAGAGCCGAGGAGATGATCTCGACGACCGTCCCGACGAACACCTTGTGGGAGGATGATCCGGCGACGACGACGGTGCCGTCGTAGCCGGCATAGACGGGGATGCCCAGATCGGTCTGCGCGGCGGTCGCCTTGGTGAACACGGCGGAGCCGGGCATCTCGACGCGGACGCGCTTGCCGCCCTGGGAGTGGCCGGTGAGGGTGTTGTCGATCTCCTCGAGGGCGACGCCGACGAAGACGCTGCCGGAGTCATCGCCCATGGGGGTGGCATAGCCGGAGGTGTTGATGCAGACGCCGACCCCCCGGTAGATGTGGACGCTGTCCTCCACCAGGATGGAGAGGATGCGGCCCTCTTTGATCATCGGATCGCGGTTTGCGGCGACATCTGCCATTCGGGTTTCCCTTCCCGCGCCCGGTGCTCAGATGTGAGGGCCGGCGCGGCTGGTTTCTCGGGGCCAGGCCCCGGGTGAGAGGGGGGCGGGGTGGCCCGCCCCCCGGGGAGTCGCTTACGCCTTCTGCAGCTTGATGATGTATCTCCAATCGCCCGGGGCGACGGTGTAGTTCCCCTGGGTGGAGAACCAGGCGCGGCCGCTCTTCTGAGCGTGCTCGGAGTCCGGGCCGAGCGTCTTGAGCGCGCTCGGCTCGTTCTGGTACTGGGCGATGAACGGCTTGACGGGGCCCTCGGTGTAGAGGACGTAGAAGTCGGAGGCGACGGTCAGCTCGGGGAGCGCCATCGGGCGGATGCGGCCCCGCCACCCGTTGCTCGTGCCGGAGATGGTCTGTGCGCTGGCGAGGGTGTTGAAAAGCTCGAGCACGGCGGGTCGGACGAGCACGTCGTAGACCGCGTTGGGGCGGCTGCCGATGCGCATATATTGGCCGCGATCGTCCTTGTAGCCGTTGAAGGCGGCGATCGCAGCGCCGAGCGAGAGGACGATGTCGGCGGCGTCGTCGTCATCGTAGCCGGTCGTGAGGAAGTTGCTCTGCGCGCCGGAGCTTCCCTCGCTGTGATCCGTGTCACAGATGTACTGACCGTCGTAGCAGTACGTGGTCTCTGCGGCGGCGATCAGGGCGGCGAGCAGCTCATCCGGATGCTGCTTGGCGAAGGCGCCCATCTGCTGGATCCGCATGGCGTACTGGCCGAGCTTGTCGGCCTGGAGCTCGCTCGTTGGGATTTCCAGGGTGGCCTCCCAGTCGCGGACGGTGACGGGGAACTCGGCGAGCGTGTTGAGGACCGCTCCCTGGATCTCGTCGAGCCATTCACGCATGCGGGGCGGCGCGCCGAGGGCGCGGTAGTCGATCGTGCGCTGGTTCGAGACCACGCGATTCGCGAAGTCGGTGGTGAGGGCCGGGGTCATCTCGTAGCCGGCGACGAAAAACCCTTCAATCAAGATCATGGTCTCTTGATACGAGAGGCTGGGCATTTCGACGCTGGCGGTGAGGGGGGCGATGCGCTCGACGGCGGTGCGGGCGAAGGGGATGTTGAGGGCGCCTCCGGGGCCGCGGTTGGCGGCGGCGTAGGCGTAGGCGGGGTCGAGCCCGAGGCGCCGGGCGGTGGCGACCAGCGCGGGGCTGATGCCCTCGCTTCCAACCTGGGCGGAGGTCCCGCCGAGCTCGCCCTGGGGGACCATGCCCGAGGTCATCGCATCGATGGTGGCGATGACGTGGGCCTCGCGGGCGGTGGCGTCGGCGATCTGCATGGCGGTCTCCGCGAGGCGCTTGGCGTGGGCCTCGGCGAGCTGCGCCTTTCCCTGCTTCACGGCGGCGAAGCGGGTGGTGAGGTCGGCGAGGTCCTTCTCGCGGGCCGCCTTGAGGGCATCGGCCTCGAGCACGGCCGCCCTGGCGGCGGCGGCGTCGCGCTCGGCGCGGAGCGATTCGACGGTCTCCCCGGCCGGAGCCGCCGGCGGCGCAGCGGGCGGATCAGTCTGCGGCACTGGTTCAGGCATGTTCGTCCCTCCATGAGGTAGTGTGGTGCGCGATCCGGCTGCGCCGTGGGGGTCCGTCGGGTCGGGAGCGGCCGCGGTGTAGATAAGGCATCCATCCGCCTGCCGCGAGGCCACTGCCGCGAGTTCCGTGAAGAAGGGCTTGTTGGTGAGGGCGAATCCCTCGAGCACCCAGGGGATCTTCTCCCCGGTGACGTGGTCCTGATAGGGCATGATGGCGGTGTCGTACCACGCGGGCGACCCGTAGCGGAACAGCTTTTTCTCGACCAGGTCGTCGCCGAGGGTGGTCCATTCGATGCGCCCCCAGAGGCCATCGGCTTCGGCGCGCAATTGCTTGATCCAGCCGGGGGCGGGGCCGGAGAGGTGATTCTGGTCGAGGGCGATATCGATGCCGGGGATCCCCGCGTCGAAGTTGGCGACGAAGGCGGCGATGTTCTCGGCGGTGATCTCGTAGATCTCGATGCCCCAGAACTGCCAGGGCGCTTTCCACTGACCGATCGGCATGATGTGGAGCCAGACGCCGCCGCCCTCTTCCGCGGTGGCGGGGCGAGCGGCGGACAGGGGCATGAGGAACTGGATCCCCTGGTTCGGGTGCGTGAACGGCGGTGTCTCGGGCATCTACTCGTCCCCCATAATACGAAGAAGACCCATCGCGCGAGCGAAAGGTCTTCTGTCCGTCTCGCCTCCGGGGCCCGCTTCCATCTGGTGGAGCCCCGGCTGGCGCCTCTACGTATTCAGTTGGATGGTGGCGGGGCTGCCTCGCACTTCACTTCACTGCACAGCGCTTCAGACCAAATCAGTACAGCGCGCCACTCGGGAAGAGAATACCACGTCCGGTGGTGAGTGTCAACACATCATGTGGCGTGGAGATGTCAAGTATGCAGGCTGAAGCCCGCGGTGCCCGGTCAGGTTACGCCGCTCCCATTCTGTAGCGTACAATCCCCCGCAGGACTCAGACTGCCACCCCCAGGCCTGCGAGGGTCTTGTCGATGAGGCGAAGCTGCTCTGGATCCGTTGTCGCCTTTCGGATGAGCCCGAGCAGTCTGATGGCGTTCTCGAGCGCCCCATACTCTATCTGATCTGCATTCGGCGCGTCAGGCATCATGCCATAGAGATAGCCAGCGACATCCTGGGCCGTCATGGCCGCGATTTGATCCACCTGTAGATCGCCGTGATGCCGCATGCTCTGCGCGATGACTTCTGTAAGATTCCTCGCGATGCTCATCTCTTCACTCCTTCGGGCTGATTATAGCATCCGGACCGGGTCTAGTGGGGGAGGACATATTCAGGGATCCGCCAATCGAGGCGCACCCGACGTTTGCCCTCCTCGTCCACGACAACCCGGGCGACGAAATCGCGCCCCTCGGGCTGGGCGAGGATCCGCAGCGGCCGGTACTTCTGCCGATCGATCATGAAGTGGCCGTGCTTCTCGATGAGGTCCTGGCTCGGCCGCTCGTAGTCCGGCTCGAGCGGCTTATCGTCAGGGCCCACCTCGTCCCTGCCGACGGCGGCGACGTTGCGGCGGCAGTTGATGTGGGCGGGATTCTGCACCTCGTCGAAGTCGGGATGAGTGCGGTCGATGATCATCCCGTCCATCTCGATGCAGAGCTCGCAGCTCGCATCGTCGAGCGCCTCGATGATCTCGAACATGGGAAACTCGGCCTCGGGGAGGGCGTCCACGCGGCCGATGTTCTCGAGCTGCTGGAGCAGCACCGTCGCCGTCATCCGCAGCTCTTCGTTCATGAGGTCAAGGGGTGCGGGCACCGGGCGAGGCCTTTCCGGCGGGCATGGGAATGCCCGCCCTACAGTTCAGAAAGGGCACTGCCACCTCCCGGACGCGGCGCAGAAAGTCGGGGTCGGAGCTGCGGCGGAGGCGGATCTCGTCGGTCATGGCGCGGCGGAGCCGGCGGAGGTGGGCGCCCTTCGCGTTCGCCGGATCGACGATCGCCCGGTGGGCGGTTCCCCGGTTGATTCCGGTCACGCCCTCGAGCTGACGGAGGGTCAGCCCGGATTGCCGCCTGAGTCCTGTCAACGGAGTGCTCTGCTTCATCGTGTGCATCGCCTTTCCGGGGCGTTCGGTGCGTTCCGCTACCATGACACCTGCCGAAACGTCCCAGGGCATCCTCGTGCGTTATTCCGGGGCCTCGATTTCGACCTCGGCGAGGGCGTCGTTGATGAGATCGACGAGCTCGTTGCCGGCCGCGCTCAGGTCGTCCCGGATATCGAGGTTCGCCCGCTGCCGGGCCTGCTGCTCGGCATTCCACAAAACCTGTTTGGTGGGGATATCCTTGCGGACGATGTCGAGCGCCTCGAAGAGGACGGCCGCGCGGAGCGCCTCGGCGTGCTTCTGTGCGATCGCCTGGGCGCGGGTGGCGAACCAGGTGCGGACGGCGTTCGAGATCGTCTTCGGGGGCTCGATGCCCGCCTCTTCCGCCGCCCGCTCGACGGCGGTCTGGTAGAAGCGCCGCAGCCAGGCGGCGATGAGGTTCTCATACTTGCCGACGAGGGGGACCTCGAGCCGCTGCATCTTCCTCAGCACGGAGCCCTTGCTCAGATCGCTGGCGGCCTTGAACTCCTCGATGAGCGGGGCGAGCGTTTTCTTCAGCGCGGCGTGCTGGCGCTTCACGAGCTCCGTCATGTCCGTCTGGAAGCTCTTCTTCGCGGCGTCGAGGCGGGACTGATCGCGATCGAAGCGGCGCTGATCCCGCGGGCGCTGCCGCTCCCTGGCGGCGGCGTGGATCGGCGGGCGGGAGTGGCGGGAGGAGCGGACCGGCTGCCGATACCTCCGGCTCGCGCCGATGTCCTCCTGGGGGATGGTCTCGTCCACGTCGCCCTCATCGTCGCCGCCCGTCTTCTCGGGGAGGCCGAGCATGTCGCGGATGAGGGCCTCGATGTCGTCGTCGATCTCGATCAACTTGCCGGTGGCGAGGCCCTGGAGGGTCTGGAGAATCGCCGCGCGCTGCATGATGTGGGCGATGGGGCTCCAGCCCATGCGGGGGAAGCGATCGACGCCGGGGTAGCTATAGCCGACCCACTCGGGGATGAGGTAGCGATCGAAGACCCCGGCGATCCGCACGACCATCTGCTCGAGCGCCATGAGGAAGAGGGTGACGTGGCTGTCGCTGAGCGCCCAGGACCCGGTTTCTCCGGAGCCGAGCTGGAGGAACTGGGCGAGGGCGGAGCGGGCGATGAGGGTGTCGTGATATTGGATGTAGCTGAGGATGTTCGGGAGGCGCTGATTGCCGGCGGGGAACTCGGGGGTGACGTAGCCCGGCGGGAGTGCGATGCCCTTGCCGAAGTGGCGCAGGATGGCCATGTACTGGTCGCGATCGCTCTGGGTGTAGTTGTCGGGGAGATGGCCGACGGCGGGCGGATTGTAGAGGGTCTCCATGCCGACGTTGGCGATGTTCCAGAGGGCGTGCTTGATGACCCAGTGGCTCCTCATCGCCCGCATCAGCCCGATGCCCTCGGGGTTGCCGCCGCGGCCGCGGTAGGTGAACCGGAGCAGCCGCTCGATGGGGATGGGCTTGTCGTCGACCCTCCCGGTGGTGGGGTCGGTGACCCGCTGGACGATGCCCTGCACGCCGCCCTCGGGGTCGAGGATCCACTTCTCGATCGTGCGGGGGTGGCGGGGGGCGAGCTTGCGGAGCCAGTCCTGGCCATCCCGCCGTTCATAAACTTTCTCGAGCAAATTCACACCCATCAACGGTGACATCATCGTCTCGGCGACGACGTCCTCCCAGGAGCAGCTCATCCCGTCGAAAAGATTCGTGGCGAGGGCATCGGCGATCTCGAGATCGATGGGCTCGCCGGCGGGGTGGGGATCCACGCGCCATGCCGTCGCCTCGATGGGCAGGGTGACGACGAGCTCGATCGCCTGGATCTGCCCGTCGCCCCGGAGCATGCGATCGTAGTCGGCGTAGAGTTTCGGCCCCTTGAGATCGGGGTTGTACTCCTCGAGGATTTTGCCCCCGGAGGTGCGGAGGCCGGTGCCGCCGATCTCGTCGAGAGACGGGCGGCGCCGGATGGGAGCGGCGGCGGCGAGCGGTGGAGCGGGGGAGGTCTTCCCCCGAGGGCGGCGGCGTGCCGCACTGCGGCGCTTGCTCATCTCACCATCTCCTCGGGGCGAGGGATTCGCCGGTGACGTGGCGGCTGGGTTCGCCGCGCATGGGGATCTCGAAGTGTCCCGCGGGGGCGAGGTGGAGGGCGTGCTGCGCTTCGGCCGCGAGGATCATGTTGGCGATCGCCATGCCGTAGTGATTCTCGACATTGCGGCGGTAAGCGATCGATCCGTCCGGCCGCTTCTCGCGGATGAACCGCTTGAGGTGTTCCTTCGCCCGCTGCGTCTGCGGCAGAAAACGCTGGGGGAGCCAGAGCGTGCCCGCGCCCAGGGCGTGCGCGACCCGATCCATGTACTCGGTGCGATCGACGTTGACGGTATGGATAGGATCGGTCTCCCGGTCCTCGATATTGTAGATGGTGCGCTGCGCCGAGCTGTAGACCATCGCCCCGCTTTTGAGAGATCGGATGAGCCGCTTCGCCTCGGTCTTGTAGGGCATGGCATCGATGATGAACATGGAAACGCCGTGATCGCGCAGCCGCTTCTCGACCGCCTCCCAACTCTTAGTCTCCTCGAGCCAGATGGTGCGGAGCACGCCGTCGGCGAGCCGGCCGATGGCGAGATGGAGCGTATCGCCCTGATCGATGCCGGCGAAGGGGAGTCCTTTGGGCGCGTCGCCCCGGCCGGTGGCGGTGAGCCGCCACTCGCCGGAGCGCGCGTTGAGCAGATCGTCGGTGATGGGCTGGAGCTCGCCCGCCCAGGGGATGCCGACGATGGAGATCATGAAGCGCCTCATCTGGTCGGAGCTCGACTGCGCGCGGCGCCACTGCGCGGCGATCTCCGCCGCTGAGAGATGCGGCCCGTAGAGCTGGGAGAGATGATAGCCGGAGATCTCGCGGCCGGGATGGGCGGCTACCCACTCGCCCTTCGGCCGGCGCTTGTCGTGGATGAGCCGGGCCTGGCAGCGGGGGCAGGCGATGATCCATTCGGCAGGTTGGGAGCCTGCCCTACCGACCTGGATGAGGCAATCGGGGAAGGCGAGCTCGAGCGCGGTCCAGGCGCGGCACCGGGGGCAGCGAAGCTGCCAATACTTCTGATCGGAGAGGCGGAACCATTCGTCGATGTCGAGCTCGGGGATGGAGGGCTGGGAGAGCCAGCGCTGGAGCTTGAGCTCGGAGTGGAGCAGGCGGTCCTGGGCGAAGGCGGCGATCGACGCGTCGAGCTCGGCGACCTCGTCCATGACGATACAGTCGAGATCGACGTTCTTCACCTCGCCCATCGCTCCGGTGGTGAGAAAGTACATCGAGCCCGGCCCGAGGTGCTTGAGGCGGACGTTGTCCGCGGACTTGCCCCGCCGCCGGACGCCGACCGGCTCCCACTCGACATCGACCACGCGGCGGGAGAGCTCCTCGTCGGAGCTGATGATGGGATCGACGCGGTCCTGGACGAAGGACTGCATCCGGTCGCGGGTATCGAGGAAGTAGCCGACCTTGCAGCCGGCGAGGCAGAGCTGGAGCATCTCGCCGATGACGAGTGTGGAGGCACCGAGCTGGGCCGCCTTCTCCACGACGATGATCTGCGCCTGGTCCTCGGCGATGGCACGGAGGTATTCGTGCCGATGGAGCGTCCACGTCCGGCCCGGGCGGGGCCGGATGTGGCGCTGGAGGAAGGGGAGCAGGCCGGACCGACTAGGACCGGGGCTTTCTCCGAGCGATTGTCCGGCGAGTGCTGCGACTTCGTTTTCGGTCGGTGCTGTCATTGGTGTCCGGTGATGCTGTGGTGGATGGGAGCTGCTTCATCTCTTTCGGTCGCGGGAGTCCGAGCTCGTCGATGATGTGGTGGGCGAGGTCCGGCCTGCCCTTCAGCTTGTTCATGAGCCAGCGAGCGGCGAGCTCTTCGAGCCGCCCGGTCTTCTGCGCGACCTCGAGCGTGCGGAGCTCGAGCATCTTCTCGGAGAGGCGGGCCTGCGCGCCCTGCGCGTCGATCTGTGCGATGGTGGCGCAGAGGCGGTTGAGCTCGCGCAGGAAGTTGGCGTCGGCGCCCTTCGCCATCGCCTCGAGGGGGATCTTCTCGATGATGTCGAGCGCGCGCATGGCGAGGGTGCGGGAGAGGACGGAGGCGATGTTGACGGCGCCCTCGGTGCCGAGCACCTTCTGCTCGGCCTCGAGCCGGCGCTCGATCTCGAGCGCCGCCTGGAAATGCGGGAGCATGTGTCTCTGATAGTGCCGACTGAGGCACTTCTCGTCGAGCGAGACGCCCTCGCGCTTGAGCCAGGCGATGATCCCGTTGCGAGGCCGCGCTTCGAACAGCCGGCGGGTGAGCTCGTCGAAGAGGGCGGGATGGGAGTGGCAGAGGCGGCACACTTTGCAGCGATGCTGGAGTGGGAACTTGGGGACGCTCACCACGCTCGTCATCATTCCGATCGGGTTGGCGCCGGCGCGAGTCGGTGCGGCTGGCATCATGTCCCCCTGATACAACAGAAAAGCCGGGGTCCGGCGGCTGCGTGCCGCCGATCCCCGGCTTCCCTGATTGTCCGCGAGTAGTGTACCATGTGGGGGAGTGGGATTCAAGTAGGATTTCAGGCGGGCTCGATCTCGAACTCGTACTGCCCGCGCTGGAGGGAGCGGTCCGCTCCATACCCGTGGACGGCGCCGTACTCGAGGCACTCGCGCAGCAGGCCCTCGGTGATCACGCCGTCGTTGAGGATCTGGAGGGTGTATCTCATGCGGGCGCCCTCGACGAATTCCGCGCACTTGATGGCGGAGCGGGGGCCGCGGGGCGTCTGGACGCGGATGCCGCGGGTCTCCTCTCCGGAGGGCTCGGTGAGACTGTTCCAGTCGGACGGATCGTCGAGCTGCTCGTTGGGATCGCCGAGCTGCTGGATGAGGATGTGCTCATCCTGCACGTAGAGGCGATCGGCGAGCTTGGCGCGGAAGGCCTGGAGGGCGTGGACCTTCTTCATCATGGGGGCGAGGACGTGGGCGGCGTCCTTGAAGTGGGCGCGCCAGGTATAGCCCTCCATCATGAGCCGGCCCTCGGGGTCGCGCTTGAAGACGTTCTTCTGGATCTGCTCGGGCTCCGCCGCCCCGCCGTTCTCGTCATCCGCTTGCGGCAGCTCCGCCTTGACCTCCTCGAGTAGGTCGGGGCGGCCCTTGACCTCGAGCAATGCCGCCAGGATTCTCGGATCAGCCGGCGTGCCCGCCATGAGCCGGCTGGTGAATCGGATCGTCACCGTGTAGTCAGTCCACAGTCCCATCGTCGTCCACCTTTCCGGGCATTGCCCGTGAGTCTCCACCGGGTCACGTCACTTTGCGTGCGTTTGCATCACTGCAGGCCGATTCATCCCACTTCACATCTCGTGGCCACTTCGCGTCAGGCCGTTTCACTCCTCGGAGCCGGGACAGGGCGCAACGCTCCTCGGGCCCGCTTCATCACGGTTCAGGTCACACCTCGTCGCCATCCCGCTTCACGCCACTCCGCGTCAGTACACAACTCGCTGTCAAGCCAACCCGTCTCGCGACATAACTCGGGGCAGTTCACGACGCATCGCAGCAGACCTCGTCTCCGCCGCAGTCCACGGCTCACCGAACCGCCGCGCCGCACACCTCGCCATCATCCCGGGACGCCTCATGACAGAACTCGCTGCCGGTGCGACTCGCCACAACTCACACCTCGGCGCCGGTTCAGGTCGTCCCGCTTCTCGATGCCAGTGCATAGGCAGCCATTGCGATCCTCGCCATCGCTGCGCTTCTGCCCAGATCACATCTCGGCTCCGGCACATCCCAAACCACAACACCTCGCCTCTCGGAGTCACATCAGCACGCGTCGGGCCGTTCCTCGCGCCTGCGCTACGACGGCTCGCAGTAGACATACTCCTCCTGCACGAGATCGACGCCGAGCTGCCGGCGGGTCTCGTCGGCGATCCCCCCCTCCGTGATCTCCTTC